TATTAATGGAGATAATAATTCTGATTGTAATCTACCTAATACTGGACCAAGTATTCTCATCTTCTCTTCTTGTCTTTGTAAAACTTCTGTAGCTGCCATGTTTCTATTTTCAGTTACAACTAACTGATCGATATGAAACATTTTATTGATGGCATCTCTTCTTTGATTTTCATTATTAATAGTAATGGTCGTATTCGCATTAATATTTAATGGCTCAATTCTATCTCTTGATCCAGATCTATAATAATTAATAGAGCCTGGAGACATTCTTATTGGAGCTAGCATTCCATCATCTGGTATAAGCAGAGGTGGATCAATTTGTTTAGCAGCAGCTTTTAAACTGTGCTCTACCATTTTATTTAAAACTTTTACATCTGGCAGCGCATTCATTCCAGGAGATCTTCCATACTGTTCAGTAGAAGCTTTTAAGTATCTTGGAATTACATAAGGATTTTCTAAAAAACCACCTAGTGAAATTATATGACCAGATCCATATTCAAAATAAACACTTTGAAATGGCATATTCTTTTTATCTTTTTTATTAGGATCAAAATCTATTCTTGGTCTAACAACATGAACTAAATCTATATCATCAAATGGATTTTTATTTGCTGTGTTTTGAACTTCTTTAGATACATTTTCAAATTCAAATTTAGATACAACGGCTTGAGCTGGCATCTTAAATCTTCTGTATATTGTATCGACAAAACCTTTTTTATTTTCCTGGATATAAATTTCTTTAATATGTCTTGCAGAAAAATTTAATACATCCTCTTGATCTTCTTCAATCATTAAGCAAGAAGTTCCGAATGCAATCAGATCATGATAGCACTCAAATATTTCTTGTTGAAAGTTTGATTTAGAGATTACATCGTACATTCTTTGTGTACTGTCCTCTAACCATTCCTTCGCTTCATCGCTTTCATTTAATTGTGTTTCTTTAAATCTCAATGAAAACCATCTGTTAGCAGATGAAGTTAACATACCATGCAGAGATGCAGCTAAAAGTTCAAGAGCATGGATCGCTGTTGCATCAAATATTGCTGTATGTCTTTTATCGCCTCTTGCTCGTTCTTTTGTGATCTCTGCTTTTCTAGGTAACATCAAATCTGCTACTTCTTGCCAATGGCTTTCCCAGTTTGATCTTTTTTCTTGTAGCCTAGATAGGTTGTCTTTTAGCTGTTTGGCTAAAGTTCTAAATTCTTGTGATTGCATCTATTTTTTTCTTTTTCTTTTAGCTTTATTCTTTTTGCTATTTGGAAAACCAGCTTTCATATTTTTGTATGACTTAGCTGATATAGTTGATTTCTTTTTAGATCTGGATTTACCAGATTTTTTTCTTTTATTTATATTTCTGTATAAGCTCATAATTTATCCTAATAAAACTTTTTTACTTAAAGTTGCGTTTGATTTATCGCCAACAACAGAAGTTAAGATTGTTTTAGTTTTTTTACCTCTTTTGTTCTTAAGAAGGATTTCATCTTGTGTCATCTCAACAGATGTAGGAGCTGTCTTATCAGCTGTAATTAAATCAGACTTCACTTTAGAGTTATCCATTTGTGAAGTTACTTTCGGTTGCACTAAAGAATTTTGATTATCGTTATTGTCATCTCTTCCAGTTCTTCTATCTCTAACTTTAGTTACACCAGCTGCTTGACCTTCGTAATCCATTAAATTTTGTTTTGATTTTTTGGCATGTTCTTTCATTTTTCCATAAACATATCCAATAGTTCCGCCACCTTTTACAAAGTCCACAACTTTAGATACTGCACTTTTTTTTTGCATATCTTTGTCTTGTGCTGCTCTATGTGATCCTGTTGCTCCGCCACCGCTATTTCCACCTGAAGGTCCGCCCATAATAATTTATCCTAGTAAAGTTTTCTTTTCGACATTTGCATCTGCAATATCGTTTAATCCGCTACCAGTTAAGATAGTAGATCTTCTGCCTTTTCTTCTTCTTTCAGCTTCTAGCAGTTCAGCTTTAGCTGCAGCATCTCTTGCTTCATCTTCGTAATTCGGAACATCAGCTGGTTCTGGCATAACGATTGGAGGAGGAGCTGGAATTTTTGGTTTAAATATTGATCCCATAATTATAGTACCTTGTAATTTGTGTCAGCAAATTGCTGTCGTTTGTTTTGGTTAAATTTAGTTTCTGTTATTCCAGTTGCTAGAGTTCGTAAGCTATCGCAAGCATGAGAACTCCAGTCATGGACTGGCTTTATTTTGTAAGTTCTGTCTCTGTCAGAAAACTTACGATGATAATGCCTTAGAGCATTTATTAATTTTGTGCAGTTATCGACATCTATTAGACATCTAGGTAACAACATCTTTACTGCATGGATGCCATCTTCGATTGCCATTCTTGGAGCTACTTTAAAGCGTAATCCCATTTGGTAAGCAACTTCTCTTCTGGTTTTACCAGATCCAAATTCTGTTTGTTCAAGATCATGCGGTCCATAATTTTGACCAATGACATAATCTTTTTCTTTTATAACTTCCGCATAGTGGGGAAGTGGCTCATTATTGTTTTCATAGAAATCAACGATGTGGATCATGTGTCCAATCTGTTGGAAAAATATTAAACTTGTTGCATCGTTATAACCAAGATCCCAGGCTACATTTACTGGATAACTCGGATCTACTGGAACTCTTGTTATTTGTTTTTTGTCTTCCAAAGAAGCAATAACATCTCCATATATAGAACCTTGAATATTGCCGATAAAAGAACATTCAAATTCTTGTTCGTATTTTTGAGAACCCATCACAGTCAAAGCTGCTGCTAACTCCTCATCGTCAACAATCTTTGTTTCACTTGCTTTTGCTATATAAAGAAACCATTTTGGATCTCCTTGAGCTTTCTGATAATAATCATAAAAAAGATTTGCCATTCCTTTAGGAGTTCCTACTAAACACATAAAACCTTTCCTATCAGATAAGGCTGGAGTAATTACTTCTGAAAGCAGCTCACTATTAACTTGAGCAGTTTCATCTATAATACATCCATCTAAATAAATTCCTCTTATGCTATCTGGATTTTCAGATGACAGTAAAGTAATTCTAGCACCATTAACAAAATCACATCTTAATTCTGTTTCGTTATACTTTGTTCCTGGAATACCTTTTGTAAAATGTTTTAAATAATCAAAAGCTATCTTCTTTGCCTGGCTATAAGTCGGAGCTATATAGGCATACCTTGGTTGATGATTTTTACTTGTCATCGCTGCTTTGATTAAATGATTAATACACAAAACAGTTTTGCCAAATCTTCTATGACAACAGAGTAAGCTATATCTAAACTTATCTAGCTGCTCATGGATATAGGCTTGAGACTTTCTTGGAGTATAAGGTATTGTAACTTGCATTAGTGAAAAGTCGGAACTTTATCTGTATGCCAATATCTCATCTGTATCTTTGCAAATACAAAGTCAGCAAATTCTATAATATCATCTTGGTCTTCAAAGCCATCAAAGCTAACTACTAATTCATTATTGTATGTAGTGAAGCTGTAAGCTGATATATTTTTAAACTTATCTTTAATTCTTTTAGCCATCTAAATGTGTCTGTGTGTTGCACCTGTGATTATATGTATTAAATACCCAGCCACGAATTTGTGGTGTGGTCTATTTCTACGGAAACTAAAAAGCTTTTCCTGGAGAAAACATTAATAATTGATGGACAGTCAACAACTCTAACCAGTATTTACTTATTTAATTTAAGAGAGGTAGTGAATATTAGTGAATTACTTATCTATAACCAAACCTCATGACGCAAGGACCAACTTTACTTGTCCTTTACAATACCGATCTCTACATCATTCGGAGTAACATCAACTGTTTTATTATCTGAAGTATTCCACTTAATCTCAATAGTAGTATCAGTCTTAACTTCTTGCCTATCTCCATAGATTGGAATTAGTTTAGAAGCTAACCACTTGGCTAATCCTACCTTCTCTCTAACAATCATTATGTTTCGATTGTCAGCATGTTCAAGTTCATCCATTGCATTCTCAATATAAGTTTGAGCACCGATGCGTCTAGCTTCGTTTATCTTTGCAAGGAATGATTTGTTATTTGTAATCTCTTTGTAAATTCTTGTTAAGCTTGGCATATCCTTTTGTCTTGCAAGTCTAGCAAGAGGAATACCATTCATTAATTCTGTACAGATTTTAGTCGTTAATCTGTCGTTTATTACTAGCTCTTTGGTCATTATATTTAATAATATTATTGGCAGACCTTACTTTGCCTTCTTTGCTTTTAGGTCCAGTAGATTTACCACCATGCACTTTGCATCTTATTCTTCCATTCTTACAAACTATGCCAGGAGCTCTACAAGGTCGCTTACCTTGTTTCGTTAATGTTTCGCAAGGCAGTTTGAATTTCATTGTAACTAATATTTGTATGAAAAAAAAAGAGAAAAAAAAATAGTTCCAACAGCTTCTATCATTCTGTTTTAAAGCAGTTACTACTATTTTACAGCTGCTAGATAACTTTTCAATTATTATTTTATAATATTTTATCCTATGAGGATTTATTTATAAAAATATTTGAGGATTAAGTAATTAGTTAAACTTTTTGTCTAGTATGTCAACACTATCAGCAATAATTTTATTTGATAGCTTATCTAATACTTTGTCATACATTCGCTTTACACTTGTTCTATGAATACCAAAATACTTTCCAATCACAGTCCACTTGTTTCTGTTAGCTCTCATCCAGGAAATTTTTCTCATCAATACTGGATCTTTATCTATGTCAGTATTAATCATTAATAACAGTTCTATTGCTGTATCATAGTTTTGCATTTGTCTTGGAGTACCTCTTAACTTTAATTTAGCTTCAGCATGATAACCCCAATCTTTTTTTGTATAATAAGTTTCTAGTGCCTGGTACATGCTCGGACATCTTTTATTACTTGGTGCTCTTAAAAATCTTTCAGCTATAGCTGCATCATAAAGAATATTAACTATATTCCTTCTTACATACAGATAGTGATCTAACTCATGCTCTATTTTTGATAACATCTCTTATAACCCATGGATATTGAAATTGACTTGATTTAAATTTTTTAAGATCTTCAGTTGGCATATCGTCTAGGTGATCGTAGAGCTCATGCTGATCTAATGTTGGAAATAAATAAACTTTATTAAACTCCGCCTGGTGGACTTGTTTCAAATGACCATTGATTGCCTGGAAGCCTTTGTTTGAAAACTTTTT